GCGCTTAACTATCACATAGTGCAGCGGTACTTCCCCTTTACCGCGAGCCTTAGCGTAATTAAGCGCCTCAACTTCAGCTTCCCGCCAGAACTCAGGCAGTGCTAGCGCTGCCCTATTCTTTAGTTCAAGGATGAATGTTTCTCCCGCTATTACAGCAACAATATCACCCTCATCTTTTGCCCCAGCTTTTGTCAGACGTTCAGCACTTACGCCTTTATCGCGTAGCCACTTCATAACATCTGTCTCGAACTTGGAACCCTTGCGACCATTAGGATTAGCCATCTATCGTACTCTGCCTATTCCTATATTCTTCAAAGCCTTTACGTTATCTTTTCCAAAAGCAAATAAACCAGTAGGCATAAAGATACCGTTCATAACTTGGTGCTTATAGATAAACTTCAAGTCATAAGGCAACATAGCTATACCATCTACCTCATCCCATATTTCCTTAAACCATTTTGCTTTAGAAGTAGGCAGTAGTGCTATGCCTTGTCTATGATCCATAAACTTGTGAACCCAAACTTTAGATTGAGAAAAGGGTGGATTCATCCACACGTTTCCTTTCCAAGTTTGATTAAGTCCATCATCATCTTTAGTAAAGTATTTCTTTGAAGGTATCCATTCAACTCCGTTTACCGGAGCAGCTACATCTATATCAAATACCAAATTCATCTTTTCAAATATCCAAGCGGGAGTATAGAACTCATCGTTTGGTTTGTAATCATCACCTCGATTACCTTGGTATCTAATATAGGTAGCCATTACTCATCTACCAGTACAGCTTTATTGATCTTGTAGATAATGTTTCCTTCTTCATCTTTAACTAACTCGACAATGCCAGACTGTAATAAAGCACCAACGAAGTTAGTCAGGTCTACTTTAAGCGCATCAACTTCTTCACGCAATACATTCCCAGCATCACGCAGCGCATCAATCCTCAAGTTATCTCGGTACTTATTTACTAACGGTTCAGACATTGTATCCTCCTTGGTATCCAGCCATTGTGTCTCGTCTAAGCATCCTGCCAAATTGGTCTTCATCACTAATCTGACACGCTGCATAGTTTACTAGAAGCTGTGCGTAATTAGAAGCATCAGCTGTGTGTGGCCCAAAGCGATTCTTCACGGCAGCCACCTTCAGTGTTCCCTGGCTTGGGTCATAACCCAAGGTCAAGATCAACGCCGGTAATTGGCTCACCTTGCCGTGAATAGCCCGACGATGTGGCGGATTGATTGGGCTTCCATACTCGCTCTGTTCCGATACGTGGTGCAGTACCAGTACGCACGCTTCTGTCTTGCGTGCCATATCGTGTAACTCCATCATAATCGCACGTAGTCCTGCCCATTCATTGTCGGTCTCTGCTGTTACGTTCATTAGGTTATCTATTACGATCAACTCCGGCGCCTGACCATATAGTTCAACGTATGCCCGTATCTCTAACTCAAGATCATCAATAGATGGTGATGAATCAAAGACCCACTTGATGTGGCCTAACTTCTCAAAGCGAGAATCGTAGTAGTGACTATCGTTTGCTAAGTTATTTTCTACAGAGATCTGTGAGTGACCGCTGACGTGGGCTGCTGCCCTCATCATCACGGTTGTTGTGTCGGTATCTGCTGAAAAGAACAGCGTAGGCACGTTTGCTTTGATTGCGTAAACCAATGCGAACATTGACTTACCAGCATTAGGTGCTGCTGCAACCATACAAACCTGCCCACGCCGAAACTTAATCTCCTTGGCAGCTAAGCCAGCCCATACATCAGGTAGCGGTGTTGCTCTAGTGAGCACGCCACCCCAAGCACGGGAAAGATCAAGCAATGTTTTTGCCTTCCATTTCTTTTACACGAGCAATCAAGTTTCTATCTTTATTAGTTAGCCCACCCCAAATACCGTGAACTTCATTAGCAATGCCCCATTCGGCGCACTCGCTTTTATGTGGACACTTCTTGCAAACAGACTTTGCGAACGCCATATCCGCAAAACTTCCTACTTCCTTTATATCTGGAAACCAGAAGTCACCGCCTATTTGAGCACAACTGGGAGCTTCATAATCTTTTGGCTCCCGCATTTGCTATCTAACCCAAATAGTGTCGCACTTATCTGGAGCACCCTTTGGCGTTGAACACATCCAACCCGACCAAGGCCCCTTAGCTGATACGCCTGACTTAAATGACATAGGTCCGTGCTTACAAGAATTACCGGCACCTGCTGGTGCTGAGGTGATTGCTGGTGCTGCTACTGGAGCAGTGTTGAACTGTGCTGCAATAGCAGATACAGCAGGAGATACAGCAGCTGGTGCTACTGATCCTTGTGATAGTTCTCTGCCAGTAGTAATAATGTTCAGTGCGTTCATTGCGATATCCGCAAGTCCTGCTTCTAGTTCACGCACATCTGCTGCGTAAAGATTGATAAGTGTTCCATCAGCCAACTTGTAGTTGACCTGGAACTTTGTTCCTTCTGTAGCCATTTAGTTACCTCCAACTTGCTTAACAGATAGGCGCTGACTCTCAGCGCTTACCTTCTTAGGGATGAACCCTAATAGTTTTTCTACCTCGCTACTATCAACAGTCTCACGACCTTTAATAGTTGACCAACTTACTTCGATACCACTTTGCGTAGTACCTAGTAAACCTACAAAGGATTCTTTCAGAGAATCTTGTTGCTTCTCCATATCCTTTATTGCTTGCCCTAACTGTAAGTACAGCAGTGCGTTCTTGTCCACTTCCGCATCATCAATGATTACATCACTGACTGCGGTACGTTCTTTTTTTAGACCATCGCATCCCATCTCACCCGATGCGTCATAGAACTGGCAGTAATGCTGACAGTAACTAGCATCCTTTTCCGGTGCTGGGATTTCCTTTGACTCCTTAACAGTTGCGAGCCAACCGAGTGCAGTTAGTGCTATAGATTCGTCGTAAGGTTCTGTGTGTACCTTGACGTCTCTTTCATCACCGTCCCGAGCAATCGCTACTAGCGACACTCGGTTGACTACGTAACCGTTTTTGGATAGGAGGTATCCATATAGCTGCACCTGCCAGCGTTGCTGTGTTGACGGGAAGTAACCCAAGTTCTTCAATTTAGAAGTCTTCCAGTCAATCACATCGCCGGTCTCTGGTACATATAAATCTATGTGGGCTTTCATCCCATCGTATTCAACTTCAGCTTCGATCATTAACTTGTCGTTACCGGCAAGTGCCTTCTCGATTTCAGTATGTATCGCAGTACCCATAATGGCTGCGAGTTTTAATTGGTTATCATTTGTTTCTGGTTGTTCATTCAATCGGTACCAGACCCTACGACGGCAACCACCAACCTCTGATGGTCCTATCTCTACCTGTGTTGAACGAGACTTCTTGGCATCAGAAGCACGTAGTGCTGTTAGTAGTAGTTCCTTTGGATCAGTAAATTCGCTCAATTGGTTTACCCCTTACTACATTTGCTGCTTGGAATAAACCCTTACAATAGTCGCACTCGTGGCATCCATCAATACAAGTATACGCTTCGATATCTTGAGCAATTGATTCGCGTAACTCTGCAAACTGTATTTCAATTGTCTTGTGCATCTAACTTTCCTAGCAACCAAGCATCCAGATCTGACATACGATACCTATAATCACTGCCTAATTTAACTCGTGGTATTCCAACAACAGGCCCCTTTTGATATAAATAACCTCTACTTACAGATAAGTATTCTGCTGCTTCATCTAACTTTATCCAACGTTCTTTTTCTGTATTCATTGTTTCCTCCTATAGTCGTTCTTGTACCACCAACTGTAAAGGCTTACCAGTATTGGAGTCAAGAACCGAAGCTATCTCAACAGCACGTCGGGCGTGTCGCTTGAGGTAATCTAAGTCCATAATAGGTTTGCGGATTGAATACAAGTAGCCAAGAGCAAGCTGCCCACCACTACCAATACCATAAGTTCCGTGATCTGTTTGGAAAAAAGAGAGATCACAAGCAACACGAAAGATACTGCCGTTAAAAGCAAAGAGATAATCAAAGCCACCATCTTTATCCACCTTATTCCACTCGTAGTTGTTGTCGTTAAACGCTGAGATAATACTAGGTATCACCTTAGCGCCCATATAAGTTACTGGATTCTCACCGCGATATGCCGGTGGTTTCCAATTGTAGGTGAGTATATCTCCTGGGCGTATATCGCCCGAGATGCCTATTAGAAACTTCCCCACCTCGACGATCTTGGGTGTACTAGTCGAGGTACTTACTAGGTTGTCCTCTGTGATCTGCGAGTCAGCGCAGAGCACGGCGTAATAGTCCGTCTGGATAGCTGAGATCGTAGTCATAAAAGAATCATACTAGAGTATCGGCGTGTCTTACCAGAGACACGCTACTGGATCGCTACAATATGAGCCGTGAGGCGAATTAAACAGGGTGAGCGCCCCCTTGAGGGGCGCGATAGGGGTACTG